AACCAGCAACCGCCCGCGATCTTTGCCTCTCCCCTATAGCGACGCCACCGGGAGGGGCGGCGAACGACGGCATGTACGAATCAACAGTCATTCAATTCCCCGGAAGTAGAGGTTATTTATGTTCAAAGCAACCATTTTCATCGTAGGCGCCCTGATGCTCAACGGAGTGACTTGGGCAGATGAGATTACAGATAGCGCCCTGGAAACATCTGCGCGATTTCTCAAGGCAAAGCCGGAAGTAAAGGATTGGACCGCAGAACCCGGCAGCTATGTTGATGCATGGGAGAGGATTAGTGGCTTAAAAACCATGGTCTGGCTTCGCCATGACGGCGCCCTGCCAATAAAGTGGCGCCCGACGCTTAACCGCAGGATCTCCGCGCTACGCCGCCTACCCATTTACATGGTCGACAATGAAGACATGAGAAGCCTTGGAGAAACCATCCGCCTGTTCGCTGAATACGCCGACCTGTACCTGATGGGGGCGATCAAATACGGGGATTATCTCCCAGTAGATAATTTTGCCGTCAGCCACGGCCAGCGCTTCGCAATAGCGTTAAGAAGCAAGCCCTACGCAGAGAATAATTGCAAATGGGGGGAGCAGTGTCCGCCTACGCCTGAAGTCTGGGAGCAATAATACGGTATTCTATTTCTTTTATCTGAAGAGCAAGCAGGCTGGACTTTGCCAGTAGATGCTCGCGGTTGATTGGGCTAAGGGCAGGCTGCTTGGCCTTTATGTTCAGCAAATCCATCTGAGCCCGCTTGAGCTTTAAAACCGCATTTTCATGTGTGTACATATTAACCTCCAAGGAATAGATAAATGAGCATAGGAGCCTGCCGCGAATGCGGGTCTGAAGTATCCAGCGAAGCCAAGCTTTGCCCTTACTGCGCGGCAGAACATCCGGTCCCCACGATGGTTTCTTTTTTTAGCCAGATAGTCAGCTTGATCTTCGGCGCTTTTGGCCTGGCGATTCTGCTGCTGTTTCTTTACTTGATATACAAAGTACTTTGACAGGGCAAAGCCAGTACGCCTACACCTAAAGCCTGCCAGCGCTCAACTTAACAATGAGCAACTTAATTCGGCGTTTGAAGCGGCAAAAAAAGAACTTCACCGGACCACATTGCCCGTTTCGCCGGACCAGGCGGAAGAGCTTCTCGCCCTGCTCTGGAGTGACTACAGACCCGTCAGCCCCAATACCAAGCCAAACTGAGCAGCATGACTCGCGCGTAAAGAAAGCCCTATCTGATCCGACCATTACACTCCTCCTCGCCCTACCCGCGGACAGCCTTAACACCAACTAAAAAGAACTGAACGCATAATACCGCGTACTATATTACTTGACAATGTGCGTACTATTGTACACGATTAACCCCGCACCCCCTAACAGCGAGGAGTTAATCGATGGATACACCAACCGTTTTACACGCCACGAACCCCATCAATTACGACGAGATGAGCGACGAACAGTTGCTCTATATCGCCCACGTCGACCGCGAGGCCTGGTACGAGCTGCAGGAACGCACACCGCGCCCAAGCACGGCCTGCACGGTGATGCAACGCCCGCCTTTTGAGGTTGAGCGGCGGCTGTCACCGTGCAAGCAGTGGCCGGACTGTCAGGCATGCCCAAAACTGGAGGCAACCCAATGAACACCGCCGCTGCTTCCCAAGAAACCGATCTCTTCCCCGAAAACGAATTCCTGCAAGCCTGGAAAGAGGGCGTGATGATGGTCGGCCCTTCCCTGTTTGGCTGCCAGGCCCGCACACCGATGGACGCTCAACACTGGCAGGCCCTGCCGCCACGGCTGGATATGATGCGCAAGGCCATAGCCAACCGCTCACAGGCCCAGGCCTATCTACTGGCCGTGATGGCCAGCTTCTTCAATGACGCTGAAGGCCAAAAGCTCCTGATCAAAGCCGGGCTGACTTTTGGCGGGGGCGCGCGCGTGGTCGGGCCCAAGGAGCGGGACATCATTGCCCGCCTGTTCACGCACTACCGGGGCTGGTGACATGGTTTCTGTTGACCAGCGCGGACTGTTTATCCAGCGCCCCGAAATCGGCACCACTTACCGCTCACCAGCCGGAGACAAGCTGACCGTCGCGGCGATATGGGAAAGCGGCGTGGTGTTCGAGGGCGGAAAAATCACCGCACGCGCCACTGAGTTGGCGCGCCACTTCACGCCCTGCACGGAGGCTATGCCATGCACCTTTTGAAACGCCTGATATGCCGCTTGCGCGGCCACGACTTCGGTTTTGTTGTGTACATATCGCCCTCTGCACTTATTCACTGCAGCCGCTGCGGTGAGGAGATCCAGGGGCGCACCGCAAAGGATCTGATCCCGATGAACGATCGGGACCGTGAGTACTTCGACAGCCTGGAGGATACCCATGCATCTGATTACACCTGAATCCGAGAGGCGCGCGTATAAAGCTGCGCAGAACATCATCAGCCTCAGCCGCTATCGGCAGCAACGCGAACGCCTGGCCCAGTTGCAGATGACACTGAGCCAGGCGGTGATGGAGCGCCATCCCAGCAGCCCCTGCAAACGCATCGAGGCAGCCATTTACAGCGGCCAGAAGAAGCTGCAGGCAGGCGCTGACCTGGCTGAAGCTATCGCCCACAGCTGCGGCCTGCTGGTGGGAGATGGCGCGTGATGGATATCTATAGCCTGCTGATCATTCTCGGCGTTACCGCCATTTTTGCCGCCCTGCTTTTCGCATGCGTTATGCGTGACCTACTGCAGGAAGCCAACAACAGCGACCCATCTGAAGACTAGGAGACCACACCCATGGACACAGCTTTTGAACTGAAGCCCAACGAACTGGGCAGCGTACCACTCACCCTTATCGACCCTGACCCGGACCAGCCGCGCAAGGATTTTGATGACGACTACATAACCGAACTGGCCGAATCCATTAAACACGACGGCGTGATCCAGCCCATCGTGGTGCGTAGCAACCCGGACCAGGCCGGGCGGTTCTACATCGTCGCCGGGGAAAACCGCTGGCGGGCAAGCTGCCAGGCCAAAACCAAAACCATACCAGCCGTACTGCGCGAGGTTGACGGTCTCACCAAGCTGATCATCCAGCTCAAGGAGAACTGCCAGCGCAAAGACCTGAACCCTATGGAGTGGGCGCTGGCACTGCGAACCATGAACAAGCAACACGGACTGAAGCAGTCCGACATTGAGAAGACCCTCAAAGAGAGCGGCGTCACTAATCTGGGGCGGAGCTACATCAGCAATACCATCAGACTGCTTGATCTGCCCGAGTGGGCGCAGGAAATGATCCGCGCCGGACAGCTCACCGCCGCCCATGGTAAATACCTGCTGCCTGCCACTGCCAGCGCACTGGTGATGGAGGCCATCCAGGCCAAACTTGGGAGCGGATGGGAACCCACCACCAACGACCTGCAGAAGCAGATTTACTGGTCGTTCTCCTCAAACCACATCGACCTGACCAACTACCGCACCAGCTTCGACTACCGGGAAAAATGCGTGGCCACTGGCTGCCAGAAGATGCGCAAGGTGGGCGGGCCGCTGGAAGGCACCTTCTGCCTTGATCAGAAATGCCACGCGCAACATACGGCAGAAGAGCGTGAATTGCAGCTGGAGCGACGTGAGGCACAAGCCTGCCGCCAGGACGAGAGAGCGACACAAGATATCGCCGTGGATGCGGATAATAAGGTTGACGTAAACCAGCAGGAGCTGAGCTTAATTGTCGACTATAGGCCACTGCACGATGCACCGTTTGATACCGCCAACTGCACAGATTGCCAGCACAACCATATAGCGGCAGACGATGATGAGGAATACCCAGCCTGCTTTGACCTGGACTGCTACCATGACAAACACAGCAGCGCCAACCGTGCAAATTTTCTGGTAAACCGATACCTAAGGACCCGGGCCATTGAGCGGGTGCGGCACTCTCCAGAAACCGCCGTGCGCTTGCTGGCCTGGCTTGCAGCCGACACACCAGCCGGAATCGGCCACAATAGTAGCGGTGATGAATACATTGAGTCGATGTGGACCCGCCCGCTCGATATCGAAGATGACGATCTTCAGCAGCTCCTGTTCAAACACCGCCTGTTCTCACTGGGTCAGTTCCTCGACCAGAGTTGCGATGATGAGTTGATGGAGGTGGCGCTGTATGCCATCACTAACTTCCACAGCACCCAACTCCTGGAGCTGTGTAAGTGCCTGAAAGTCACCATTGACGACTACCGCATCGATGAGGCCTACCTGGCCGAGCATACGGAGGAGGAGATTACCGCGCTGCTGGATAGCATCGAGTGGGCACCTTGTTCACTGGCCGAGCGGTACAACGCAGAGAATGCTGGAAAAATAGACCAGTTTGTCCTGGATGTCCGCGCCGAATTCGGCGTGCCTGCCGAGATCCGCTTTGCCTATGAGCGAATGATCAAGGAGGCGGACGATGCCTAAGTTCGGCAACTCATCAACCACCCGCCTGCTCACCTGCCACCCGATGCTACAGGAGTTGTGCAGCCGGATCGTGGAGCATCACGACATCACAATTCTGGTAGGCCACCGAACTAAACAGGAGCAAGACGAGGCCTATCGCGCCAAACGCACCACCAAAGCATGGCCGAATAGCAAACACAACACCACGCCATCCTTGGCCGTTGACGTGGCACCCTGGCCGATCCCGGAGGACTGGGGAGGCCTGCAGGGCCAAACGCTGCACGCTCGGGATCTGGACTGGAAAGAGCGGGTTAAATTCTACCAGACGGTTAGCGTCGCCAAATTCTGCTGGCAGCAGATGATGGAGGATTTTCCGGAACTGGCCAGCCAGTATCGGCTCCGCTTCGGCGCTGACTGGGACGGCGACAACGACTATCGCGATCAAACCTTTGATGATCTACCGCACATTGAGCTGGTGGAGGTGAATTCATGAATATGGATTTTGTTCTTAACACTTATATGGATGATGTTGATGAGGCCGTAAAAGAATGGGCCAGAAACGCAGACAACACCCGCGTTTACACAATGAAAGAGATTGCCAAAGAGATTTATCTGGCTGATTTTGGAACCAAAGAATATCACCGCACCGCACCAAACATAGGACCATCATTACAGAGGTATGGATTCAAGCGCTATCACTATAAAGGGAGACGGTATTGGGTGAGATCTATAGAGGTGGATCATGGCTAGAGGCCTCAATAAAGTCCAGCTAATAGGAAACCTTGGCCGCGACCCGGAAACGCGATACACGCCCAGCGGTGCGGCGGTCACGAAGCTACTGATCGCCACCGCAGACAGCTGGAATGACAAGCAAACCGGCCAGCGCATCGAGGAAACCGAGTGGCACAACGTTGTGCTATGGAACCGCCTGGCAGAGGTGGCCGAGAAGTACCTGCGCAAGGGCCGCCAGGTCTACATCGAGGGCAAGAAAAAAACCCGCAAGTGGCAGGACAAGGACGGTAACGACCGTTACACCGTTGAGATCATCGCCAACGACATGCAGCTGCTGGGCGGCAAGGGCGACGATACACCCGACAACGGCCCCACCCACCAGTCACAAGACGGCACAAACCCGGACGGCGACGCGCCATTCTGATCATGCCAAAGCAGATCCCTCTCCAGCACTGGGCCGAAAGGCACTACGACCCACCACCCAACATCCGCACCCTGCGTGCGTGGGCGCGTGATGGCCGTATCAGCCCGCAGCCCGTGCTGGTGGGGAGGGAGTACCGCGTCAGAGAGGATGCTGTCTACAGCCGGACACGGCGCACCCTTCGCATTCCCACCATTACCGTGCTAGATTCTGAGGACCCAATAGTCAATGACATCATCAACAGTGGGAAGACCGCGCAGCGCCGGCAGGCGTGACCTGCCCGACAACCTCATACCACGGCCGCGAAAAATCAGCGGCCGTTCTGTTGTCTATTGGTATTGGCGAGATCCGCGCGACGGCAAAGAAAAACCGCTCAAATGCACCGATGACCGCAGCACCGCCATCCGTCGCGCCAAAGAACTGAACGCCATCATAGCCCGCCAGATGGCCGACCAGGTGATCGATGAGATCGCCGCATCACCCACAAATCGCGCCCAAGGGACACCGTTTGACGTATTCGCAGCCCACTGCCTTACCTTGGCCAAAGAGCGCGGACTGGCCGATAACACGCTCAGATCCAGAAAGAGTATCACCAACGCCTGCAGTCGATGGTTTGCAGACACACCGATGCATGAGATCGGCGTGCCTGAAGTGGTCCAGTTGCTCAAGCACTACACCGAGCAGGGCAAAAACCGCTATGCGCAATCACTGCGCTCCGTGATGGTTGATATCTGGAACGAGGCCAAGCGCGACGGCCTGCTCTCAGCAGAGCACACCAACCCGGCAGAAATCGCAAGACGCCCCACCGCAAAAGTGAAGCGAGCCAGGCTCACCCTGGAAGTATTCAGCGCCATCCTTGAACAGGCCGAGTCACTGACCAGCTCACGCGGCAACTGGATCGCCAACAGCATGCTGCTGGCCCTGCTCACCGGACAGCGTCGGGAGGATCTGGCTATCGCACAATTCCGCAAGGGACGAGACTGGGAACCGGCGTGGCAGGCCTATCAGATGGGCGACAAGCACCCGATCCACCCCTACCCATACATCGAGGATAGCCACTTCTGGATCATCCAGCAAAAGACCGGCGCACTGGTCAAGATACCGCTTGATCTGCGCATGGAATCCATCGGCTTGAGCCTGAGTGACGTGATCGAGCGATGCCGCTCCAACATCGCAAGCCGTCACATACTCCACCACACCGAACCATTTGCTAACGCCCCGCGCGGAAGCGCCGTCCATAAAGACAGCATCAGCCGCGCCTTTGCCGATGCCAGAAAACTGGTCAACCTTGACCACCCCGGCAAAAATCCGCCCACCTACCACGAAATCAGATCCCTATCGGAAAGGCTTTACAAAGCCCAAGGCATCGACACCCAAGCGCTACTTGGCCACCGACACGCCAGGATGACGGAGGTTTACAACGATGCCAGACAGGCCGAATGGACCACGGTGAGCGGCTAGGTTTCTCAAGAAAACAGCAGTTGTTATGGAAATATTTCGGAAAAGTTTCGGAAATGACGCCTAAGTCATTGATTCATATTGATTGATGTTTGTTGCCCATGCAGACGAACAAAACGGATACTTTTTTCATATTATTCAATTAGTTACGTGGTTTTTGGTTGCCTGCTTAATGCTCGAAAATAGCACAATACGGACTAATAAATACAAACACTTACAGTGCAGTTTCGGAAATAGTTTTCATGGCAATCAACCGGATGATGTAGCGCTGCGCATGAGTAGGTATATAACCGCCAGCGCGCCACCCCAGACAACCTCAGAGGCGGCGATATAGTCAAAGGTAAAACGATCCTGCGTGTATCGCAAGATCTTCATCCAGTAGTACACCGGCCCCATTAATAGTCCACAAGCGGCATACCAAGCCAGTGCAGGGCCGGGCGCGGATAGGGCGAAGTATCCGGCAACCGGGACAGTGAAATGCAGGCCGCGCAGGCTCATGCCCAACATATCGCCGCGCACACCAGTCAACCCGGTTTTTGATAGCACCCAATCAATCCACGCTACCTCACGGCCCCTCGGGCTGTCGCTGAGGTCGAAATAGTCACCCCAGCCTGGCACAAACCCGATGAGCCAGATCATCAGGATCAGCACCCATAGACTCCAGCCACCAGGATCAATCACTGGCACAAACACCAGCGCCAGCCAAACGGAGACAATCACCCGCTTGACACTGTGCGGAAAATCCGGACCCCAGGCTCCGCCGTTGCCCCGGTATCGGTTCAGTATGGCCGCACCCAGGATGTATATCAGCGCCATCAGGATAGTCATGATGGCCATACCATCTGCGGTAGTTCGGCGATCAGCTCCGCTTCGGTCGGCGCAGCACGGTTACCGGCCAGCACATCAGCCTGCACCTGGATGGCATGCTCCCAGCATGCATCCATCCATCCACCAAACGCAACCGCCTTAGCCTGCCACGGGTTTGAGTAGCCAGCACGCGCGACACATGTCCAGCGGTTATCCCATCCATCGGACTGCGCAACAGCATCCATGTGGAACTCCATTGAGCGGATCATCGCTGCGACGATTTCATCATCACGCTCAATACTGAACGGCACAACTAACAGCTCGTCACCATCGAGAAACAGATTAAATCGATCGTCGAATTGTTCGGCCGTCAACTCAATCGCACCTGCCGGCAGCTCTGATGCAGTGACGTCATTGATAGCAGACACCACCCTCCCGTTCGACCCAAAGAATGCATACCGCATTTCACGACTCCTTAATGATTTCTACCGAGGCATATATTTCGTTATATCCCCGATTGCCTGGATACCCCAACCCGTTTGCAATTGATGACACAATATCGTGACCCAGCTCGAACACCTTAGTCGCGGCGATTGTGAATCGACCTTCCAGAAAAGAATGTGATGAGAGATTAGATAGACCGTTGCTGGCAGACCCTACTATAACGGTCACTCCGTCGGTAACGTTTTGCCAATATGTAACATTCCCGTCGACAGGCCCAACTGGAGCGCGAGCGCGAATGCGATACGTTCCGGCCGGCAACGTTATTTGATTCGACGCCAACACAGCCCCAGGAATGGTGTTTGTCAGGACTGTATTTAATACGCGAGCTTGAGGTCCGGCCACACTTGTCCCGCCACTCACTCCATTAGGCTTTTGATCCTGGACATGCATGTACAAGACTGACTGCTGAGCAGCCGCAATCAACGCCAGGATCTTCGTCAACACTTGCGTGTTATCATTTTTATCCAACACACCCCCATCATGCTCTACGAGGTTTGCAAACTCCTCCTGGACGGCGTTAAGAAAGGCGGCGGTTACGACAGTTGCCGGAACAGCTGATTGCGGATCGCCCTCAGTGAATGTGTTGTTATCATGGCCTGCGCCATCAATACGATGCATATCATCAGCCTCCGTAGGCAAATAGTGGTGTGGTGTGTGCAGGCGCCAACCGGGAAATGGCGCACTCCAGGATATCGTTGCCCCAGTCCCTCAACGGATCGCCTGCAGACCCCCCGCCCGCAACAAATTCTGTGACGGCTGTCTCGGGCGCGCCCACGGTCCAGGCATGCAGCCAGTCACCATTTGAGAGCAGCCCCCCCGCTGTACTGCCGGCGGTAAATTGGCGGTATTCGGTGATGGTGATCTGGTAGCCGAGACGCTCAGCCAGGTTGATGAAAAACTGGCGCGATTGACCGCCGATATTTGTCACCCTGGCATGCAACACCGCTCTGCGCTCTGCGGTGGTGTCAGCAGAACTACCACACGAATCCGGAAGGCCTGCAACGCGCTCCCAGTCGATCAGTAACTCCCCAGTAGCTCGCGGATCAGTTTCATTTGTCAAATCATCAGCACGCCGATCAATACGCGAGAACTCATCAGCCAACGCCTGAATGAGCTTGGTTAATGCCGCATCAGGATCACGCCCCCAGGCAGCGCCTGCAGGCAAGAGCGCTTGAAGTTGTGCCTGATATTGATCAGTCGTCATACCCATGTGATGGTACCCATCACCGCGATCTCCCCAGTTGCGTGCGTAACGTCAGCCACCGGACTGGTTAAAACGTGATCTATTTCTCCCGAGGCGATACTGATCGCCTCTCTGATATGGCTTATCAGTAACGTCCCGCCAGGCTCAGACTCGCGCCGAATCAGGTCAGTGATCTCTCCCTCGATAGCCTCTTTCACGGTTACCGTGCTTGGAGACAATCCACTGATTGTGAGATCCAGCGCAACAGCGACCGGCGCCACTACGACGACATCAGCTGTCACCGGTCGTTGTGTGTCGATATAGGCCTGCGCAGCATCAATGACGGTCTGCTCAGGTATTCCATTCGCCGTGGCATCGTCTGTCATGATGCGCACCGTGACACCATTGGCGACAAGTTCCTGCGGATATACCCAGGTGCGCGTGATACTGGCGTGCGATTCGCCAGCCCACTGAATATAATCATGTTGCGCGCCGCCATGCGGCGGCTGCTGTATTCTGCGCAACAGCACATTTCTGAAGCTATCATCTGTCTCTGTGTCATCGCCACCCGTGACGCCACCAGCGGCAACGTAAACTTGGCTCTGCACACCCGCAATAGGTGATACCAGCGTTAAAGAGACACCTACATCCGCGTTTCCATCCACGGAAGGAATTGCAGCAGTGATCGCCACAGATGCCACACCACCAGAGATCGTCGCTTCCGCATCGGTGGTGTATTCCACGCCGTCAGAACGCTGCAGCAGCGTGCCAGCAGGGATAACGGAGGCATTGGTTCCGGTGAAATCAGCGAGGCCTGTTGCCGCAACCGCCGCACGGCGAGAGACGCCCCAAATAGATGCCCAGCGTTCCAGGTGTTCTTGTTCCGCAGTGTCCGGCATCAACTGCAATGCCAGCCAGTCCAGATAGCCATAAAGCCCATGGACAGCGCCCGCGTGCATCTTCGCCAACACATTAGTGACCGATCTACGCAGGCGCGCATCTGCGCCAGGCAGGCGCGATTCAATATCACCGGCAGCGCGATCAATCAGGGTTTGTATTGACGGCCTGTTAAACGGCATTTATAGGCTCTCCCAGAGATAACTGAAATTGTAAATGGCAACGCCTTTGGTGGGACGATCAATGCGGATATTCATCCCCAGCACACCACGCCTGACATCGTAAGCGGTGATCTCAACCCGCGAGGCAATGCCGTCATCAATCAACCACTGCAGCGCCTCTTCAGCGTATTCACGCGCGCGCTTTAGGACGGCTGTCAGTTGTTTTTCTCGCCCCAACAGCCAGAGCCTGGAACCGATTTGATCACCAGGCTCACCAGGCCATTTATCAGCCCACCAGCCGCGCCGATCACTAGCGTCATCCGGTATATCATCATCTGCAGATGCACGGCGATCCGTAAACAGCGAGACGATTACCGCCGTCTGCAGCCCTTCATCAGTCGCAAGATCAGCACCAGAGAGCGACAAATCAAACCGGGGCGGTGCGCCGCTCGGTTGGTCAATCATATGCAAAGCGATATCCATTACATGCTCTCGTTCGGCGCGCTGGTCGTACTATCATTTTCGGGATGGGTGTGGCCGTTATATATATCCCTGATCTGCTGCATGGTACCGACACCATCACGCACATGACCTGCCGCCTCAATGTTGCCGGTAAACTCAGCTAATGGTGCATCAATCAGCACTTTATTGGCCGCTTTCACCGTGACCTGATTAGCGGAGTCGATATAGATATGATTGCCGCGCTTAAAATGGATTACATCACCCTCATCGGTGAACAGCGCCACTTCACCGGGGGCGGTATTGCGCAGACGAAAACGCCGATCAGCCACGTTAACAACGACAGCGTGATCACGGTCACCGCCCAACGATAGCAGCAACGCCTCAGCACCTGGTTGCGGGTTACTGGTGAATCCATACGGCTCCCAATGCTCTATGTTATCGAGCAACTCGCCGCCCACGGCCGCCACCTGAAGCTGTTGCAGTAGCGCACCCGGATCAACCATGCGTACGATGGCGCGCGTGGCCATCAAGCGGAGTTTTCGCTGCAGTGGCGCCAGGGCCTTTTCAATCAATCTCCCTAGCTCCACGCTTTCACCTCATCCTTGGCCGGGATCGGTATCAGATCAAACGCCTCTGGCGGCATGAGTTGAAGTTCGGTGCGCTTGCCGTCTTTATCGATAATGTATTGCAGCGAGCTGATCAGCAGCGACTCATCCAGGCGCATCCATTGATCCTTCACCGGCACCAGGGTATTCGGCTGCCACAACCCGGCAGAGTGCCGCCAGCCACTCACGGTATATGTGAGGCCACGGCCGCGCCCATACGCCGTGTTGCGCTGCCATTCAGCGCGGCGTTTGCAGGCGGCAGAATCCGCCACATTCTCGGCCATGATGACAGTGCGACGGCCCGTGCGAATATCGTTATCGATGGCGGTGCCTTGATTGTCTGAAGCCGACACACCGTTCCAGCTATCCGTGCCAGCCGTCTGGCCCAACACAATCAGCTCTTTAAATCTGTCACGGTGCGAAAAACGCCCCGATGCACTGCGGATATTAACGCCCAGCTCCAGCGTGGTTGGCACTACCGTTTTGCCTGTGCGCACGATGACCAACGCACCGTCTGCGCCACTGATTAAACGTACAGCCCGCTGGCGTGCATGTTTCTCCAGAAACTCGAAGCCTGTCTGGCCTGGCTCAATCGCCGGCCGAGCGAAGTTAGCGCCGACATCGCATTCCGCACGCACGCTGATATCAAACCAGCCCGCGACAGTTGTTGCCAACTGCAGTAGATTCTGATCTTTAAACTGCCTGCCCTTGAGGCCGCAATCAACCAGGTCAGACGGCTTGCTTCGGCCGGTGACGGTGATCGCGTGCTGGTCGGCGTCATAACTGGGGAGGGCATCATCCACGTATCCGGTGATCACTCGCTCGCCATCGCACAACACATCACAGGTATCGCCGGCGCGAATCTCCGGTGGTGCGTCTGCACCATCCCAGCGCTCAGTTAAGGACAGCTTGAACGTATTGCAAACCTGCTCAATGGATCGCGTGATCTGCACGGCGGTCCAGCCGCTAAAATCAGTGCCGTTAATACGCAGTATCACGTCACTCACTGAGCGCCTCCAGGGCCACGCCGCCGCGCACAAACCCAGGGTGCGCAATGTTGTTAAGATTGATCAGCTCACCATCCCGTGAGGCGTCGCCATACAGCCGGTGCGCAATTAACAGAGCCGGCAGGGTGGCGCGTGGCGTGTAGGTGATGACCGACGGCAGACGCTTACCGCGTGCCGACAGATCCAGCATTACCGCCACACGCAGATCCGCCAGGCTGTTATAGAGCGCATCGTCAATCGATGCGCCAGTGATGATGTCGGTCACCTGCTGCCGGATATCGATGGCATCCAGTAATTCATCACGCAGATCCAGCACAGCCGTTCGCGTGATTGGGTTATCTCCCTGCAGCGCTGGCGACAACTCAAGGTCGGCGGATGAACGGGCGGCAGAAACTACCGCAGAGGTGCGCACCAGCTCATTCATGGCCTGCGTGTTGCGCGTGGCCTGCAGAGCGCGGGGCGATGTATTGCTGTAGACCGGATCAGAGCCTGCGCCGAACAGATTGCTGTAGATGCGGATCGCGCGCAGTGGCTCAGTGATGATGCTGCTGATATTGGTTACGCTGCCTGCGATGGATGCGCCAAGTTCAGCCGGCGCACGAACTATGTCAGCCAGAGGACCCGTCACCGAACCGACTATATTGGAGACAGAGGAAAACGCCGAATCAACCTCATCCAGGAAGCCATCGACAGCCCCGGCGATGTCGCTGATCTCAAACGTGTCAGCAAACTCAGCCACCGCCTCATCAATGCTCTGATCTGCCGCCTGGCGCACCGCGTTTTGAGTGACGACCGTGGCTGTTGGGAAGGCCTGTTCACCGGCCTCTATGAATTGCATGGAGATCCGCGCATAGCCACCTTCTCGGGTACTCTGGCTAATGCGCGCAGGCTGCGCCAGGGTGACGGTCAGGCGGCCATAATAGGGATGTACCAGCGTACCGCTGCCGGACTCTTCCAGGCTAGCTATCAGGGCGTCACGCGGCACCTGATAGTCTGGCCCGATGAGATATGCCTCAATCTGATACTTCCGCGCTTTGCGGCCAAGATCCTCCACATATGGCTTATCTCGCAATGGGTACTCATGCACCTGCGCCCGACGGCCTGCCTCCAGTTCATCATCTCGCAACCAAAATTCTGAGCCCTTGAAGCTGCCCTTTGCCGTGAAGCCATCGCGCCACCCCATCAGTACGCCCCCATTGTTTGACCGGCATCGACATCGATATCAATGCCATCGGCGTTCATGTCTTTTATGCGTACTGGCGCGGCGCTATCGATCTGCAGGCGCACGACGGCCTCCTGCTTTTGCTGCTGCTCATTGGCTGCAATTGATGCCTTAGCCTCTTCATTGCCGAACAGCGCTAGAAAGTGCGCAACGCCGGAACCGATGGCATCAGCAAACTCCGTACCTTCAATGCCTTTATAGGCCAGCGACCCAGCGCCATAGCCGGCCGCTCCTGCTGCGCCAACAGCCAGGCCTGCGGTGCCTATAGCACCAGCACCGAGGGCGCCGATGCTTTTCAGGTTTGGCGACGCCTTGAGCATCTGCCAGCGGCTGGGCGTTCTGATGCCCTTGCCGCCCTTTCCGCCTATACCCATATCACCCATGTTGTTGACCACGTAAACCGGGATAGGCTTGCCGCCGACTGCGCCGAGTAGTTTTCCGGCAGCTCCAGCTTTACCTCCAGCAATGCCGCCAGTCCGCATTTCCACAAGCCCACGACGCAAAGCAAAAGCACCACCAATCACCTTTGACGCGACAATGGCGCCACCCAGACCGATCACGCCCTTCTTTGCCAACTCAAAGTAGCTTTGCACCTGATCTGGATCTAGACTGTTTAGTACATCCGCCAGATCCTTTATCGGCTCAGACAAGTTGCTGTCAGCAAACTGATCCCATGACGTTTTCAGGTAGGTCAACGACGCATTGAATTCACGGGCGGCGCGGGATGAATCCCTGAGTGTTGTGGCACCATCGCCCTGCACTTGCATCATCTTATCCAGCGACGCCACAGCACCCGTGCGCTGGTATTCGGCGGCGGCGCTGTTAAATGCCCGCATGGCCTCTGCGTCAAACACCTGCGCCAGGTTGGTCTGTTTTCCGCTAGCAGCCTTGATGATGTCTACCATCAATTCATTGATCGGCCTGAGCTGCTGTTTACCCTCTTTCAGTTTTGCGGGATCAAATATCTCAATACCGCCCAATTCCTTTAGCTTGGCGATTTTCTTCGGGTCAGCCATAGTGCGCAGTGTGGCCTCAAATGCCGTTGCGGCCTGCTCACTGGAGCCTGTGCCCATACGAATGACCTGCAGCGCCGCGCCCATTTCTTTCATTGACTGGACACCAGACCGGCCAGTGGCGTTATAGGCGGCGACGACGCGCGGCCCCAGGCTTGCCAAGTCCTTCAGCGTGAACGCACCTTCTTTGCCTTGCTCATTGAGCGCATCAATGGTCTGCAGCACCTTCTCAGGTGCCGTAATCCCCTGCTTCTGGAATTCCGCCAACAGCGCACCCACATCAGCGCCCGCAGCGCCAGTGGCCTGAATAGCCAGCCCAATATTGCGGATGTTGTTTTGCGCGAAATCGAGATCGCCGGTTTTCTCGACAATATCCTCGATGGCGCTGATCATTTCGGACGGATCAACGCGGATATCCGGTGCCTGCGACACCTCAAAAACAGAACCTTTGAGGCGCTGCACTTGCTCATCCGAGAGATCCGCAGCAATACCTAAGCGGGTGTAACGCTCAGATAGGTCACCGACCTGCTTGACCGCCAGGGCGACGGTAGCACCAGAGATCAGGCCGGTGTAACGATTGCCGAGTTTGTCGAGGCCACGCCCGGCAATCTGCGACATGCGCGCCATGCCGCTGAGGTGCTTTTCGCCGCGCTTGGCCATTCCTCCCAGGGCCTTCTCATAGACCTTTGCCTGGCGCGGGAGGTTGCCCTCCAGGTCCATCACTACCGATTGCTTCAGATCACCTTTTGACATTACGCCTTCAGCTCCCGAATATAGGCCGTCTGCCTGAGCAGACGACTTAGGGTTTTACGCCGGATATCACGCTCATGAAATCCGCAGTGCATCACCAGCACGACGACGGTGCGCTCAAGCTCCTCCGCCGTCGCTTTCTGATCGCCCCCGCTGCGTGAGCGCCTCCGCCGCTTTTTGGGCAGAGGCGTCGAGCTTTGCAGCTTCTACCTGCAATTGCAGTAGGTCATCTGGGTGCAGCTTCTTGAGCAGCGACAGATCAAACGGGATCGGATCGCCGCCTATGCTTTTAATCTGCCGGCACAACAACAACGCGCCCATCAGGGTCGGACTGCTGACTAGCGCCGGCCCCTGCGGGGTGATGACGGCACGCTCACTCTCTTCGCCGCACTCCAGCAAATCGGCAACCGTTGGTTCGGTAAGCACGATGCGAGTTTGCATCGTGCTACCGATCTTCAGGCCGTGTTTTATATCAAACTCAACCTGCGCCATGGGTTACACCTCATCGCAACTGATTGCTTCCATCTTCAGCGGGACACTGCCGTCTTTGCTGTTGAGGGAGGCAGGCTCAGATGTCCAGGCATCACGCAGTACAAACTGCGCACCGGTATCTGTCTCGAACAGTACCGTGGCGCCGGTAATGTCCGAGATCTCACGCAGAGAGAGGTCCTTGTTGTGGTAGACAGTGCACTCCATCGAAGGCGCAACATCCTCTTCCTGGTAGCCGTGCACCTCGCCACCACCCATTACGGCGGAGCGGTTTGATCCACCGATATTCAGCGTTGCCCCGCTGTCAGTTTTCAGCCGCTTACCATCCACGGTAATGGTTGCGCGCCCAGTGATTTTCTTGCTCATCGATTATCTCCCTTACTTGCGGAACTGGACTTGCTGAGCGTGGACGCGGTACTGGCCGACCAGCTTGGGCGAATCCTGAATGTTGAGGCGATTACGATCACCACTGCCGGAGCCATCACCAATCTCACAGACCAGCGAGGCCTTATATCCCTCGTAGTCCTGCACCCAGCCATTGCTCTCCATGGTGGTGTAGAGCGCCAACAGTTCAGCCTTTGCCAGCTTGGGTTGCATCATGGCCTGGCCAGCGCCGAATCTTGCATCGTCCTCTGCCAGTTTGTGGCGCGGATACTTTGAGCTGAATAGCTTGCGCTGCTCGAACCGGATGCGCTCCAGTGTTTCTGGGACGTTAATATCCAGATATGAGTCATCGGCAATATCGGCGGCATTGACTTGGTACATGGTGATTTGACGCTCGATCATGACACTGCCGTCCGCACCGACTCGGTGGGTGGCAATGCCGTCGAACAGCAACAAGTTGCGCTCTGCGTCGGTCCAGCGGACAGCAATAGCCGGCGCCATAATGCCGGGTAGCTTGAGCGTTTGCAGCGGGCGAGCAGGATCAATACTCAGCGCGGCAGCGGCCACCACAGTATTGACGGCAGCCCAGACATAGGGAGGCTGCGGCGCGGTGTTGGTGCCCATGCACGTGACGTGTGGAGTGTTACGCGCATCACCGTGCGTAACGGTATCGGAGTGATTGCCACGGAATGCAGTGAACGCACGCGCGCCGATCTGGCGAGTCGGACCCCAGCGACTTTCCAGTTCTGTTTCCAGCTTCACCAAGTTGGCGGTGTCAGTGAACGGGCAGGCGATCCAGTTGTACCACTCATCACCCATGGCAGCGATGGCGGTATCCATATCCGGGTTGGTGGTACCTCCAGACATGGCAACGATTGTTGCGGTGATACCCTTCGGGAGTTGCTCGCCGTAGTAGTTGGTTCGGATGTCGATATCGTTGCCAGTTTCCCCCTTCCAGCGGGCAGTCAGTGTTACAACGCCTGCCACATTGGCAGCGGTGACCGGCAGAGCGGTGTTGGCGCCAACGGCGGCCACCACAGCATCACCCACGACTGTCGCTGTATCGCCAGACGTTACGCCCACATTGACCTGCTCGCCAGCGACATACAGCGCCAAGGTGCCAGAGCTGGTGGCTGTTCCGGCAATGGTGATGGTGCCAGTTGCCACGGCACCCGCCGCTGCCTCATCAAGCGCAATGGCCGTCACGTTCATCCACTGGTTTGCGGACAGCAAGGCGATGAGCATACTGGCCAACATCGAGCCACGGCCGAAGTAGGCTTCAGCCTGCGCGGGTGAGGTGACACGAGTCGGCACACCTTCGGCAACCGTCCCAGTAGACAGGCGCTGGCCAATCACCAGGATTTTAAACTGCGGGTCTGCATTGTTTGCCAGCGAGTTATCAAACTCAACATAAACGCCAGGCACTCGCAGCGCGGCAGGAATTGCATTGAAACTGATAGGCATAGCGGCTTACTCCTTGTTGCTGGGCTTAGCCGGGCGCTTTGCCTCGACCACACTGCCGTCATTGATACGACGCACCCAGTAAACAGTGCGCTCCACTTCGGCGCCCTCTTCCGGCAGGAACGCTTTGCCCTTGCCTTCGAGGTGCACCTTTCCGCCCGGCTTGGACGGTTTTACATACACGGTGTTACTCATCACGCTCACCCTTTTGGTTGGTCAGGTAGTTCAACAACACTTTCAGCGGACGGCTCATTGCCATCAGCCATTACATGCGCAGTGCTCACGCTATCAAGATCGCCCACGGTGATGGTGGTTACACTGACACCATCAGCCGGATCTGCGGACCAGACCACATCACCCAGCGCCAGGCCGATCTGAAATTCCACGGCCCACACCAGATAACTGTCCAGCTCTGGCTTAAAGCTGTCTTCACTTACTCGCAACACCTCTGCGCTGCGCTGTACTTCGCTAAATCCGAAATCTGCTTCTTGAGAAACACGCACGGCCACCTCAGCGGCCAGGTTGCGCACTGCCATTTCTGCGCCGGCTTTGGTCGGATCAACAATGCAGTACGCAACAAAACGCGCATAAAAGTCGGCAGTGCTGTCGCCGAAGTCAGCAGGCTCAAGCTCGTCCAACTCAAGCAGCACGGCGTCGATGGCGATCTTTTGCCGTATTACAGGGTAGGCAGCACAGGTTTGCAGCGCAGGCATGTCCGCCGTCAACCGATCCACAATGGCAGCGTGGAGATCATCCAGCATTGGCGGACCTCCTGATTTCGATATTCAGTTCTTTGTTCACCAGATTGGCCAGATAGGCTTCTGCCTTGGCTACCCATTGGGTGAAGATGTCTTCAGCTTCTTCGATCTCAACCCGCACCTTGACCACAGGGAAGCGCCCGCCACTGCGGCTGGTAAACTCGCCACCAGAGCGACCTTTTCGGCTTGGGTACAGATTAGGATCAAAGTGCTTACTGCTGCGCCTTATCCAGATCTTTTTATCGGATGAATAGATTGACTGTTTAAAGGCACCCGGAAAGTTCAGCTTGCCGACCTTCACGCCAGCACGTAACTGTCGGCCAGCGCTGATGCGGTCTGCATCGATGGCGCGCAACCCGAACCAGACCTTTCCACGCATCAGTGTTTTGGTGGTGCGGTACGACAACAGGCGCTTTCTGAGCACCTTCATCGGGATTCCGGTTTGACCGCTAATGTCTTTCGATGCCTGCTTTTTCAGCCAGGTCATTGTCTTGTCAACAGCGCGGCGAAAGGCGAGCTGTGAACGCTTTTCGGTGATCCCGAAATAGTTGATAAGGTGCTGGAAGTCCTGCTGGCTCACGCCGCTGATTTTCAGCGCCAGGGCAGTGTTGACTCCGCGCGTCATCAGACACCGCCCCGCATGGCCGCACCGATAGCTAGACCAAACAACAGCGTGACGGCATACTTTACCAGCCCATCAAACAGACCGACTGATTTATTATTGCCCGCTTGCTGTGTTTCCAGCGCACGGAGGCGGCGGTCATTTTCAACCTGCTGAGTGCGCATCAGGCCCGCCAGTTCATCAACCTCTTTGCCGATCCTGGACGCCATATCAGCAACGCGACCGAGATCGCCATCAAGTCGGATGAGTTCACCAAGCGCCTTGGTCAGCTCTTTGATGTCAGACCGCATGCCAGCTAATGATTCGCGCACATCGCTTTTCACGTCGGCAAGATCTTTCTTTATGGCTTCGTACTCGCCCATCAGCTCATTCCCTTGATTGCTGAATCCTTATTTTTTGATCCACGCGAACTGCCAAACTCAAACTGGTGTGCGTCTCTCAGACCGAGACCAAAGAATCCGGCGATTGTGGATATGATTCCGCGAATCTCTCCAGCACCCTGCATATCTCTGATCAGGTAGAGCATGACCAAGCAGGACACCAGGCCGATTACATCGCCGACAATCATCCAGTTTGCACGCTTGTTGTCGTCGCCGGATTTGCGCAGTGCGATATCACGCGCCCTGGCATCCTGGCGATCTTCCAAGAACGCCTTTGTTTCTTCCAGCTCAATTTCGGCCATGCGCGTTTGCAACTGAACGACCAACTCAGGATTGTTCCGGATCGCGGTGACCGCTTCGTCTACCCCTGCTTGGCCGTTGATTTTCACTCCTGCGATAGCTGCGGCGGCGTCAATAACTTTTCCGGCCACTTTTCCCGATGTGTCACCGGCAACTTTACCAACCAGCGATGGCAGGAACTCCTTCGCTAACGCAATCCCTCCAGCAATCAACCATGGTGCCATCGCGCTTCTCCTTTAACTCACCGGACGCAGTATCAACACCGTCAGACCTGTGCCATCTGGTTGCTGATCGACAATTTCAAATACAGATGCTTTCACCGTGAGGAGACTGGTGCCTTCTATCAGACCACTCAGGTCAATGCTCTGCTCTACCGTGAATTGAGGCTCTATAATCTCGGTGCGCAAAGATCCGATGCGCGGCCGCACCCAGGGCGCATCAAACAAACCTTTTACCGGTACGACAGTCACGCCATCGCCGTTGATATCCAGACTGGCGTCGTCACCCAACAGGTTGGTGAGCGTGACGTCGATACCGGCAAAGGTTTGGGTAAAGCCCATTAGCTGTACTGCTTGCGGCCGGTCAGGTGAACAGCGCGCGCAAACGATGCTGTTCCGGTCACCGTGTCAACAGCACGGATATAGGGCTGCAGTTTGTCTGAATCCAGGGTTAGCGTTTCAAACGCCGCACCCGCATCAGTCACCTGCGCAAAGGCGCCGCCCGTGATATCCTCCCATCCAGTAGACCCGTCAGCGGACTGCTGCAGCGTTACATCCAGGGTTGGATCGGTTCCAGTACCAGCGGCGCTATCCAGGGTTACATGGATAGGACCCGCGTAATCCCGGATGTTTACGGCGGAGCGGTTTGCTGTGGCAGTCACAGCGGTATTGGCCGCTAATGCTGCGATAATTACATCACCCATATTCATGTTATTTCTCCACCCACTGGGCGCGCTTCATGCGCACCAGGATCTTTGCATCGGCTTCGCTGATGTCGTCGGGGACCGCGTATATCTCGCCCTCCTCTACATCCACACCGCCCACACCACAGGATGTGACAATTTCAAGTTGGCGCACGGCAGGCTTGCCTGTTTTGCCACCCGACTTTGCCTTGGCCTTTTTCTGAGCTGCCGCGGCCTTGGCTTCTGCCTCTGCTGCGGCAGTATCATTCTGTTGCTGGTTTTCCGTCATGACTTTCTCCTGTTAACCTCTTTGGCACATCCTTGTGCCACTAGCTTATCCATCAGGCAATCGAGAGGTTTCTATGGTTATGCGTTTTTGCAGAAGCTCTCTGCGTGACGAACCGCAACATCCACGTCCTGGAACACCCGCAACACCAGACCACCAGCGGCGGCCTTGGTGGAGGTATCCGGCATCACATCGAGGATGCCCCAGAGGCCGATCAGTACATCATTCCAGTTGCCGAAGATGATGCGGTGAGTGGTGATGCCGTTGCGCACAGCAACCGGGTATCCATTTGCTTCACCTTTCTCCATCAGGAACAGGCCGGACCCGGAGTCCTTTGCGGTAACTTTGAGCTTGCCGCGCACCGCCGAGGTGGTGACATAGGCCAGCGAGCCATCCAATGCGTTATCATCCGCCACCTTGGTCTCGAACCCGACCAGCTCGGCGTGGGTCGGGGTTCCGGCAGTCGATACGGTCTGGGTGTTGACACCGGTCACGTTGACGATACCCTGTGGCTGATTGGCGGCGCCTGATCCCTCAAGCGCGGCCAGGTCGATGGCCAGGCCTGCACCACGCTGCAGATCGGCCTGGATAAGCGCCTCAATGCTCGGGCTGGACTGTTTCAACAGACGGCGAGACATGGGGACAGATCCGGCGACGGTTTTGGGGCTGAGACCGACAGAGCCGATAGAGGCGTCGGAGTCGGTTACGTCATCGTCATCACCGAGCCAGTAGAATGTGCTATCGCCGGTCTTTTTCGGGATGGTGACATTACCGACAAGACCATCCAGGACGGTTGCACCGAGCGTCATCACAATCGAGTTAGGCTTTAAGGTATCGATGAACTCGCCGGCCAGGTGATCGGTGCCGATCAGATCCGCGCCGCTGGTGGCATTCATGACACGAGTCTGCACCCGCACGGGGACAAAGAACCCGCGTGCATCACGCCCGGCACGCTCCTCGATGGCGCGAGAACATTCGAGCTCAAAACCCGCCTTACTCCAATCGCCATTAACGGCCGCATTGATTGCGCGAAGCAGGCTGTACTGTTCAACCTCGCGCGCTGTGAGCTCGATATCAGAGGCGGGTGCATCGCCCGGAGTGGCCGCTTTATCTTCAGTCGGCAAACGATCCAGGATGGCACGCTGCAGATCCTCCGGCTTCTTGCCAGAGGCGATGTACTCTTCGGCCAGCTCACGGGCGCCATACTGCGCATAGCGCTTGCCCATCGCCAGCAGATCCGCAACACGCTTCTGCTCGGCCTGGCGAACTTCGTTGGTGATAGCGTCCCGATCAACGGGCTGCTGGTTATTGGTGCCGGCGTCACGGGTATTGTCAGCGCCGCCCTTCTTGTCTTTCGGGTCCATAGTTGTTTCCTCGACTTCGATTTCAAATGATTCGCCGGCGGCACGGCCGACACCTACGCTGATATCAGCAGGCACAGTGACCAGGCTGATTTCAAGTGGCTCCCAATCGGTTGCGCGATAGACGTTCGGCCCGTCGTCAACCTCCTGCTCAAGAACCAATCTGTGAACGCGATATGCAAACGAGACGGCAGTCAGGATACCGTCCATCACATCGCGGAATTTCTCTTCGGCCAGCGGCGAGTTTCCAAACCGCACCACGGCCTTGCCACGCATCTGCTCAATCCTTACGTCCTGCACTGCGCCCAGGTGCGCGTCCCAGTCATGATTGAATAGCAATGGGCCATTATTGTTGATGCGCTCGGTACGCATAGCCTTGGGTGAGTGATCAAGGATCTCCACGCCGAACCAACGCTCAACATCCGTTGTTTCACTGGAGAATGTCAGCTCAACAGTTCGATCCTCTTCATTAACCGCTTCCCGTTTGAGCGAAAACGACCGTGTGAGCGGCTTATCGCATTTAATCTTGCGCGTTGCTGTCGGCATCATCTGCCTCCTCTGTCTGCTGTTTCTCCGGCGCGGATTTTTTAGGTGCCGCCAACACCGGAAACGAAACTTTTTTATCTTTCACCATCCCCTGGAATGCCGCTATCTGCTCAAGCACTTCTTCAACGTCCACGCCCATTTCAGCAGCCACCCGCTGCGGGCTGGTCAGACCTGCATTGATGGCTGCTATGGTGGCTTGAATGTCTTTGAGCGGGTCAACCCAGGTCCAGCGGCGACCCTGCCAGTTGTGGTCGCTGAATTGCTGCACGAATGTTTCTTGTGAAACACGGCCGAAGCGATTATTGAGTGTGGCAGCATGCAGCCAACGATGATAAATGCGCTCTAACGCACAGCCTTTAAAAGAGTCCTGGCGGACTTTCCACCGCTCCCGCTCCTCAAGCGTACCGGCGCGGGTGCTGGAGAAGTTGACATCTGTGAGGTCGCCGGTCAGGGCGTGATAGGAAGTACCCCAGCCGACCGCCAAGTCACGATGCCCAACCTTGATAAAATCTGCGTAGGCCTCATGCGGGTATTTCGGATCAAACCCGGTAAACCCCCAGCCTTTAGGCAGAATGCCAAGGTGGGCGGGCTCAAACTCTTCTATTGGATCACCATCCTCGTCTTCGTCATCGGCAAGCGCCTGCGCGCCCATGCCTGTTTCTTGCTGGGTATAGAATCCCATCTTGCTGGCGCCGGCCCGTGCGGCGGTGATTGCCGCCTCCTGGTAGGCCTCTATCTGGTGTACCGTCAACAGGCCACTGGACATCCAGCTTGCTGCGCGGATTTGCTCGGGCCGCTCAGCTTCAAACCAGTGTATGATGTCATCTGCATCAACTCGCTCATGCGTGTCACGGCGCGAAACCCACCCGGTACGCTCACCAGTTTTTAACCAGAACGCCACCCGCCGCCCTGCCGGATTAAGCTCAATACCCAGCCGGATACGGTTTCCATTTTTAAGATCCTGATTGAGTAGGTGGTCGAGCCTGGCAGGATCAAGAAGCTCCAGGACAAAACCCCAGGGATTGCGCTGAGTTGGCTGTACATCATGCATGCGGATCAGTGATTCGCCGTCGCGGGCGGTTGTGCGTACCGTGACCCGTTCGACCCCACCCAATGAGAAGCGGCCGGTAATCTCACAGACACCCCGCTTTGACCAGCGCTTAAAGTCTCGCTCAACCAAATTGTTTTTATCGGTCACCAGCTTGCCGCTGGAATCCTTACCCTGTACCTGCAAAGTGAACCCGTCTGGGCCGACAATGTGAGTCTCGCAGAGTGATAGGAAGCGCTGACCAATATTGCTATTTTGCTCGACCTCGCGGGCGCGTAGTCGAATGATGGGGAGCTGGCTCTTTAACTCCTGATTTATATCTCCACCGCCGCTTAACCAGTCGGCGACCAGGCGATCCTGCTTGGCCGCTTTGTAGGCACGCAACAAGCGGAACGGACGCCACCGATTACTTTTCCCAGTAACGGTGCTTGTTTGGGCTCCAGGCAACTCCCCGCCAAGACCCCGAATGATGCGTGCGCGCCAGCTCATGCCGGCGATTATTTAACGTCGGTGTGTCCGGTTTATATATGTCAATGTCCGCATGAAGACAGCCGTTACAGAGATCTAGGAGAAAGTACACGCGGGAGTGATTTTCTCAAGCCTTCAAGGATGCGCGACCAGCCGATCCGGCGCCTCCACGGCTTTCCATCCGCCTGCACGTCATAGCAATCAATGCGGTCTGTACGATAGAGATCAAGCCAATGCACCGACCGCCCGTGATCGTAATCGATGATGATGATGCGGCGGCGCAGGTGCGGTAGTTCAGGCGGTCGATCTACCGGATCACCAGCCAGGCGCTTTTGCTCCTTGGCCTCCCTCATGCTGGCCAATCGCTCACTCTGGCGCTTGGTGATTCGGTAGCTCATACCTTGCACGGTCCGTATATTCTGTTGTTATATTTTCAATGTCGCCCATTGCGTATCTGGTCAAGGGCGCTTTTTACAGTGTGTCTGGTGTTACCGCATTCACAAATCAGAAGCCCGCTGTCATCTTCCTCAAACTCACACCGGTGTACCAGCTCGAATTGCGATGCCGGGAATGTTCCATCTCGTTGGCAGATAGTTACCTTCTGCCCTTGCACTGGGCAGATATAGTTTGCCCCATTAACCACCAGCATTTCTCCGGTCACTTTGTCTCTAACTTTATCCATCGGTAGCAACATTTTATCCTCCAAAAATATAACCATCACCACCAGCCGATTCGCTGACGCTCTCGGCTGTGCCAGGTCGTTACATGCCAAGCGCCCTGAGAATCTCTCGGCGCTTCCGGTCCTCTCCGTGCTCAACTCCGCGCTGTACCCCGTGTCGGTATGCGAAGATAGCAATCTTTGCCTCCTCATCTGATACTAGGCATGGGATCACGAACAAATTAGAATCATCCCCATCAGGCCATATTTCTGTTGTACATAGATCACCTTCTTTAAACCGCATTGCTTGGTAGGTGACTCCATCAACTCCGGTAACTGTCGTACAACTAATTGCGTCAACCATTTCCAATCTCCATTGTAAAATCATGTAACCAGCCAACCCAGCCGACCGGCGGTAGGCCGCGCCTCTTTTCTGCATTCGTGGGCCGGTCGGCTGGTCTTATCGTTATGTGGCGGAATGCAGCGCCAGCCGTAGCAGTTCATCGCGGAACGCCAGCGGGGTTGCGTTCGCCTCCCGCTTCCCGAGAGTCGGCTTGTTCTTCTCCGGCCCTCGCTGATCGTGAAACCCAATCTGGTGCGTCCCCACCGGGCGCTCCCATCGCAGCTCTGGCGGCTTGCGGCGGCCGTGGTAGTAGAGCCATGTCGCCTTGTTCGCTCGATGCCCGTAGGCGCTTTGCCACACTTCGCACACCCACCCAAGGTCGCTGCGTTGCCAACCTATTCCGGTCGGCTTCTCCAGCCCGTAGGCGGCCCATGCGCGCGTCTTTGCCGGGTGCTCAAGCACTCCGCCCCAGCGGTTCACCGCCGCCAATGCAGCAGCGAAGCACCCGCCGTCGTTCCCCGGCCGGTTGTGTTCGCCGCCCCATCGAGCGTAATTCACCGCCGCCATCGCGCCCCACAACTGGCAAGGCGGGTGGGCAACCACAGGCAGTGGACCTTGGTAGTTGCGGGCATCCCGCGTTTCGTGCCATGCGTCTATCCACGGCCAATCCGAGTAACACCCGTCCGGTTGTACGTAGAGCGCCGCCACATAACACGGCGCTTCACGCGGACATTCATTTCGCTGCGCTTCATTCATGCCGGTGAGCTTTCACGTTATGCCTCAAATTTGCTCTTGTGCCATTCTCCCCACGCATCCCATACTGGGTGCTCAGGCGATGGCTGCAGCGCCTTCGGTTCTCCGTCGCTTGTGCGGGTGAAGAAAACTCCGAACAGCGGAGAAAACTCGAACGGCCAGCGCCGACCTCTTGCGTACACCTCCCCGAAATACAGCGCGTGCGAGCAGTGCATGCAGTGCGATCCGCCCTGGCATCCGCTCAATGATGTGCATTCGTCAGGCATAACAAGGCGCTCCAGGCGACCTCCGGCCGCAACGCGGCTTTGTTCGGTATTCGTGGTGTCCGTCATTTCTCGTCTCCGTTTATCGCTGGCGGCCGGGTCGCCTGATCTTCATCGTTATAAGGCCTTACCTTCATCGGTAAGCCAGCCAGCCATCACACTCACGCCGTAGTCGTACCAGCCTTTTCCTGCCCACTTCTCCAGGATGCATGCGGCCCGCTTCTCGTTCATCCCAAGGTCAGCAACCAACTGCCGTACATAGGGCGGGTTAGGGTCTTCGGTTGTTCGCTTTTGCAGCCATTCCAGTAATTCTTTTTCGTCGTCTTTCATGATCCGGCCTTATAACAAATCGCTGTAGTTCGGCTTCGCCGGGACGCTCGCAAGCTCGCGTCCCTAAGCTCACCCGTTAAATTTATCGTGCCGGCTCAGCCGGTAATTGCATCCAGTGTGTCACTGTGTCCGGTATACGTTCCTGCTGTTCGCAATAAACAGGATCTTCAAACCACCCTGCGCGCAGGTAAAACGTACCGTCGTCGGATTCGTCGCAATCCTCCTCAAGGTAATAATCTAGATCGGCCTCAATTGATAGCGGAGCCACCCATACAGCACGCACACGACGCGAAAAACCAGCACCATAATTCGGCACGAACGCCAGCACCGTGCTCTGTGGTGGCGGCAGTTGCTCATCAGCGTTAACCCATTTCATACTGTTCTCCATAATCGAAAATTTAACCATCCACACCAGCCGATTCACTCAGTCGCTTGCGCTCCTTCGTTCTCGGCTGTGCCTGGTCGTTATCAGGCGCTGGCCTCTTTGGGCATCCATTGATTCCGAAATCCCTTAAACCATGCCCATGTGTAAAAGATAGTCAGTACCAGTATTCCCCACTGCCCCGCAGACCATGCCGAGTAGAACCAGACCGGTTGACCGGCCAAGCCAAACAGGCAGGCATAGCGCCGCCAGTGATCCCGGTGATCGTTTGCCAGCCATATGGCGATCACTCCGGTGATGGCTATGGCTATTTGCTCCATTTTCCCCACCTCACGACCAGATCCAGCATGACAAGCGGCAGGCTCAATATGAGCACTATCACCAGGATTAACCCCAACTTCAGATCAGACGCCCAACTCCATCCAGGTAAATATTCCATGGCCATTTCCTTCTGCTATCGCACCCAACGCCACGTTTCATATCGGCCAATCATGCCGATGGTGAGTGGGTGCACCTGCATCATTTTTGCTACCGCTTCTTGTGTGTGCTTCTCAAGAAGCCTACGGATACGCGCCACTTTGACTGCTGTCAGCTTTGCATTGCTGCGTGGAGCTTGAACACGGTGGCGCTTCATCATGCGCCTGAAGGTGCGCTCTGACACTCCAGCGTGCCGGGCGGCTTCGTGGCGGTTGAGACCGGCCAGCGCCAGGCACATCATGACGTCGGCTTTTCCTAATGACAGGTGACCCAGTGGCGGCATGCTCTACTCCTAGCGCGTAAACCGTACTTTGATGCTTCGAGGCAATCTCTCACCGCGCCCTATGCCTGCGGCCTGCTCTTCCGCCAACACTTCTACCTTGTATTTTTCGCGCCACTCGATCAGCCGCTCTGGCTCTCTCTCAATGACCCGGTCATTAAATTGACCACGCACCAGGTCAAGATCGTTGGCTGTTGCCCTACCCTCCACAACAGCCTCGATGGCATCTAGCATTTTTCTGGCATGGCTGCGCCCATCATACGGCCCTGCCGTGAGGTCTGGCGTGATGATGATGGCGCCAGTAAAGAGTGATTTTTTACGGCCATCCGGGTGAGTGACGTATGCGCTCCAGTCATATCGTCCCGCATCCCACTCAGCGGTTGTGGTGGCTGGGATGCTGATCGCATGGTCGTCGCCGTCCGCTGCGCTGTCGATGGTATAGGCGGCGGTGGCATTGAATAGCGCATAGTGGAGCACCCACCCATCACTGGCCAGGTAGTCCTTCAGGCTGCGTGACCAGGCGAGCGAATCGCCAGCTGCTATTTTTCCGGGTTCGATCATTTCCATCCTCCTACGAATCCACCTGCACGGCGTTTTTTGCGTGCAGGCTTTTTCGGCTTGTCAGTTGCGGGTTTTGGTTTTGGTGCGGCTACGCCTGTAGCTGCATGAGGTTTTTCTTCCAGGTCTGCGCGGGGCGTTTGTGGAGGCACCGAATCTGCGAATAGGTCATTGATCTGCGGCTGAACCTTGGCCGCGATCTTTTCCCAGTCCTTATCGCGCAGCTTATCGATGCGGATCTCCGGATGGCAGGCGGCTGCTACTGCGTAGACGGTACAGTCCAGCGCCTCGTTCCGCTTGTGGCGCGGCTTTACCCATCGCTGCTTTGTGGTGTCATACCGCTCAGCCGTGAGCTGCTGGAAGAAGTCATCCGGCAGATCACCAGGAAAGCGGAAGCGCATATCGTCATGTTCAGCGCCGGCGTCTGCCATGAGTTTGGAGAATATAGCGCCCTTGGCGGTGTCGGTGCCGACGTGCCAGAGATCCACGCCCGCGCGAATCACCTGGCCGCGCACGTTGACATCTTGCGGCGATGGCCGACTGGGGATGATCGGTCGGCCCTGGAACTTTGAGCCTTTGAATGCCAGCACTCGGCGGTGCTTGCGGGTTCGACAATACTGGTAGGCCACGTGGGTGTGATGCCCTCCTGTATCAACACCCATTGCGAGCACCTTCATTTCCACGCCATAGCGGTTGATGAACGAGACATCCAGGACGGCGCGGTCTAGCTTTTCCCACTCCTCCTCAATGCCAGGCTGTCCGGGTATCTCGAACCAATCAACCGTATACCAGCGGCCACGGCCAAACCCCATGATGTGGATAGCCCACCGATCATCCTGCGTATCCACGCCGGCAGTGAGCATGAGGCAGTTGTCTGGGATGGCGCGAGAACTGTAGCCGCCGGCACGATCTGCTACGTCCTTCCATTCTACTTTGCCACTCTCATCCCGATAGGTCTGCGCCATAATGGTGTTGACGTAGGTTTTCCACTTCTCCGGATTGGCCTTTGCTTTTGCGCGCAGGCCTACGATCTCTGACCAGGTATAACCCAGTCCGATTGGGGCGTAATAGCTGGCTAGATGAAACCCAGGCACATCACTCTGAGGGTTATGTGCTATCCAGCGCCCATTACCCTCCTCAATCATCCGGGTTTTGTGGTGTTCCTCGATGGCGTGGCCTCCTTTCTCGCAGATAAATACACCATCATCTGTCAGGCCTTCGTCCTTCAGGATTTGCTCATGACCACAGTGCGGACAGGGTACGTAGTAGTATCGCTGATCAGAGGCCTCAAACTCCTCCCAGATAACCGACTCATCTTCAACTGTCGGGGTGGATGTTAATAACACTTTCCGGCGCGGGAATGACGACGTTCTGCGATCTGCAACATCCACCGGATGTCCCTCGCCATCGACATCTGATGGATAGCGGTCAACTTCATCCAGGAACAGGCGGCGCACAGGCATCGAGGAGAGTGAGGCAGCACTATTAGAGCCTGCGATCACCAGAAACCCGCCAGGGTACTCTTTCATGGTAGCCGTGTTACCGCTGTCACGGCTCCGGGACGGCTTTATCCGCTCACTAAGCTCAGGAGTCAGCGCGACCATCGGGTTCAGGCGCTGGCGAGTCCAGCGTTTGCCCATATCAACGGTTGGCTGGACAACCATCATTGAACTTGGTGACTGGTGTATCGATGATCCTACCCAGTTATTTCCCGTCTCGGTTTTTCCTGTCTGCGTCCCAAAAACCATCACCACCCGCTTTGACGGATGGTTATCACTGAGCACCCGCATAGGCTCACGCAGGTACGGTGTACGGCTTGTTCTCCAGTCTCCATGCTCCGATGAGCTTTCACGCGGCAGCTTGCGATGTGCATCAGCCCATTCATCGACTGGCACGACATCCGGTACATCCCAACCATCCGCCCAGGCCCGCGCGAACACATCACCGCCATTAGGCAGCTGATAGAGTTCATCATATGTGGCCTGAGCAACAGCGTTCATTCGATAGGCTCCCTGGCCGCTTTCGCCAGCTCCTGACAAACACGCCGAAGCTCATCGCTCAACATCTCATGCACCTTTGCCGCATCACCCTCAGCAGCAAGTAGAGGGGATAGACGGTCAGCGATAGCCATCATCGATTCTTGTGCGCCACGCGACAGTGTAAATGCCACACGCTCAACGACCGACCTCTCGACCAGCTCGCCCGCGCGCAGCTTCGTCTCCATTTCCTGCTTGGCGGCCTTAGCTTCCATTTCCCGTGTCTTCGCCGCCATAAATGCACTGGTATCAGCCGCAGGCTTTTTCGCGGCCGGAGCAGACCGATTACCACCGCGTAGCGGCTCCAGATTGGACGCCAGGAGCTTCTCAGAGGCCCGAACATCCACCAAGCCATCATCCGTCATCACCAGCAGTCCCTTGTGCTTGTACTCGGTCACTGTCGCGCGAGAGACTCCACGGCGGCGCGAGAATGCGGCCTGCGTCATGTGGATCTGATTGTCGTTCTGTTCACTCATTCCGAATTGCTACCTGTTAACCTCATCCATCGTTCATGTGTTAGGCATATCTAACGCCCTGTCACTAGCCAAATTACGCGGTGTTTTGCGCCCGTGTGGCGTTGCCTTGGGAAGGACCCGTGAGGATCTGATCAGCCAGGTCTTGATCGCATGCTGACTTGGCGGCAGCCAGTGCGGCATCGGTGGTGCCGTGCGCCGACTGGTGGAAGTGCCCGATATACTGGCGAGCCGTCTGGCCGCGATAGCTGTACATTGGCGGCACCTGCTCACCCTGTTGGTACCGTGCCTTGTACTCGATACCACGGAAGAACAACCGACCATTATTCTGGGTCAGCTTTTCCTTTGGGCCAGATGCCAGATAAACCCACCCACCATTCACAATACGCATTGCCACGATCTGATAACCCTCACTGGACTCAAGCCGGTAGAGATCAACCCGATCCCACCGCATTACCTGTGACGCCTGTGACACCATGCTATTTGAGGCCGTCACAACCCTAACCCTCTGATCTGTATACTGTGTTCCACCCTAGACACCTGTGACAGCTATACACGCCCGCACGCACATGCGCGCGCGTGCGCCCCTGCATATAAGGTGTCACAGGTGTCACGGTGTCACAGGCCGCGCCACCACTGGTCTTGCGGGTGTGACGCCTAAAAAAAGAGGGTGTCACAGGTGTCACAGAGGCACCTCCATGAGGCGTTTTTCCACCTCTTCATTGACCCAAACCCTCACCTGGACCTTTTTTCCATCGCTCCCGCTCGTTAAACGCTTGCGCGTGGAGCGCCACCCTAGCGACTTCATGATCGGTGCCAGGCGGTTCATTTGAGCAGGCTGCATGTGTGCGCCATCGATGCCCATGCAATCCTTGAGTACTTCCGCGGATGACAAATGCGGCTTAGAGATGTCTCTCAGCCACTCCCTGAGCAGATCCTCCCATGGATCACGCTGCAGCCTGGCGTCCTGCGCCTCTGTCACGATGGCATGATCGATCTCCTCCTCTTCTGTTTCTCGGGAAATCCACCAGCGTTCACCGTCCTTGTAACAATGCAGCGCCTCAGCCCATAACTGATCTCGGTGTGCTGTTACCCAGGCGCGATTAACCGCTGCGCAGTACACTGGCCAGAATCGTCGGTTGCCTGTGTAGTCACGCAGATAGGCGTCCTGATTGGTTGATCCCCAGAACAGGGTTTGCCTGGCGTGGTCTTGTGCGTATCGCCCATAGGACGGCCTGAATCGATCCACCTGCTGAGAGAAGAACTGTTTGAGCGCCGTGACCTCTGCCTTATTGAAGCTGTCCAGCTCGCCCAGCTCATAGCCCCACTTGCCCTGTATGAGCTGGTAGGCCTCCTTGTCTCCGATGGGCAGTGGAGAATCTGAAAACCACTCCCCGAACAGCGTAGAGATAACTGTCGATTTACCCCTGCCCTGCTCGCCCTCCAGGATCATCACGTTGTCCATCTTGCAGCCAGGGCGCATCACGCGCGCAACAGCACCCACCAGCACCTTGGTACCGACCAGCTCCAGATATCGCTCATGGTCGGTAGACTCAAACGCGACCTTGAGCCAGGTCGCCAGGCGATGAACACCATCCCACTCCAACGCCTCCAGGTACTCCCTGACTGGATGAAACTTGTTCGACCTTGCCACCACAATCAGCGCGTCATTGATGTCCATATGCGAAGGCGTGAAACCAAAGTGGTGAGACATCCACACCCTTAGTGCTGCAGCATCTTCATCCATCCACTCGCCGGCCTCTGAATCCGGCATAGGCGGCGATGATCGCTTGATAATGCGGTAACTCAACTCGCAATAACCCAGCACTCCCACCCACTGCTCATCATGGCGCAGTATCAGCTCCACATTGCGCACTGAGGCCTTTAGCGTGCCCTTGTCATTCTTCTCGAAGAGATCCCGCCAGCTTTCGACATCTCGCGCAGCGTATGAATGGGGTATATCGCGTTTTGGCGGCTCACCCGAATCACCCTTTTCTTGGATCCCCCCCTCTGAAAGCTGCGCTGGCTGATCATTAGTGGGTTGCCTTGCGGCGGCTGCTGTCTGTAAATCAGCATCTATAGCACTGGCCAACTGTTCCTTGCCGTACTGTAGAGCCTGATCATTAAAGTCTGTAGGCTTATCGTCGCTCACGCGGCGGCCTCCTTATCGTTATTAAATCGGGGTATCAATACATCACCATTAACGGCCGCAGCCGCCAGAATGGCCTTTGCCACACCAGTGTTGTGATGTTTGTCTCGATCACGCAGACGCGGATCATCATCAGCGACCACATCGACCTGCACATCAGGCCGCAAGCGTGCCAGGCGGCCAATTTGATCGCGCACCTGATCTGTTACCTCTGATTGCTTGATAAACGCCTGCGGATAGCCTTTATGGATATCGTGATCAGCGAAGATCACCATGCGAATAGCTGGATATACCGCTCTTAAAGCTGCGCAAACCGGGAGAATGTTGCCAGCATCAAATGCCACGGCTATCGGGAAACGCTGCGCGAGTGCCTCGAAAATTGACGCGGCTGTCGCGTAACCCTCGGCAACACCAATTAATGAAGCCCCTTCGGGGCTGCCTATAAGATGAAAACGCCCGCGCTTCGCGCCGCCAGTCAGGAATCGTTTGTTGCCTTCAGGATCAATAAACTGCAGCGTCCAGATCTTGCCGGGCACATCACGCGCCGGCACCACGATAGAGCCGCGAGAGAAGCGCACGCCCCAGGCCTTAACGGACTTGGTATCCAGATAAGGCGAACGACCAGAATCGGGTAACTTGTTAAAAATATCAGCCGCACGATCAGCCGTGGCGGCCTGCAATTGTGCGCGCTGTTTCTTACTGGCTTCAGCCTGCGCCCTGGCGCGCTGCTTCGCCTCTGCTATCTCCTCTGGCGTAGCGCCGGCGACACCTTCCAGCGTGAGGCGTTCATCGCGGCCGCTTGCCCAATTGCACAGCATACCGACGATCACGCGATCACCAGACCGCAGGACAAATTCACTCAGACAGTAAGCGCCAGACAGGTTGCCCTTCTTCTTTCCGTCAATCGGTACGCGATGCCACTCGCCATCCATATCGAACGACGAAACCACCAGCCCCAAAGAATCAGCCAGGTGATAAACATCATCCAGTTTGCGATGGTCAGCCATCGCAGGCCTCCGCCATACAGGTAGAGCAGACGGCAAATCCTGCCTTGCGCCTATCATTCGGCAGGTTGCACCTGGCACACATTACAGGGCCAGGCAGGTCTTCCGATGAGCGCCGGGCATTTTCTATAGCAGCTTGACGCTGAAACAACTCGACATCCATCGCTCTCTCTGCGTCACCCACGGGCCACGCTCCGGTGGCATGAAAGCGATTTGGCAGCACGGAACAGCGCGGGCAGGCGCGTCATATCAAAATCAGTCATGATTCGACGTTCCTCTCCAGCTCGCGCAACACTTGCAATGATTTCTCGATCACGTCCAGCACCTCCTTGCGGGTGCGCTCGCTATTGATCGCGCCATCATCATTCATGTCTTGAATCAACTGACTGTTGGCCTCGCTAAACTCCTGCAGCCACTCCGCATAAATAACCGGCGCCTTACCGCTGGTATCAATGGGCATGTGATACAGCCCGGCGTTATGCATCAGGCGCTTTTCCAACTCCACGCCAACCCCGTTGCCATGGCGCTCTAACGCAGCAATCAGCGGGGCGCGAAATGCCAGCGGGAAAAACGTAGCCCCATCAATGGCACGCCACAGCTTCTTGAGGTTGGCGTCGTCCTTGCGCCGCATCTGATCCACCGAATCATGCCGATGAACCGCCTCAAATGTGGGCGTCTCATCGCTGGGTGGAATCATCTCCAAATACACCGGCACGAACAGATCACGCAGACGCTCTCGGGTGATGCGTTTCTGGTCCCGCAGCTCGGTAATGTAATCACGGATCAATAAATGCTCCGGACGCTGTCCTAACCCTGACATGCCAGACTCCCCCGCTTGTGACTAGAGTGAATAAAAAGAACGCCTGCACCAAAACCAACTTGGGCAGCCGGCGCAGCAAAAGAGGAGCATTCCCTGTGATAGACTCGAATCGCCAAAAACAAACCACACAACAAGGAGAGCTCCGTGAACCAAGAAGACATCCAATTTGCAGCAGCAGGCGTGGTGGCAGACGGGCTTACAAGCGCCATTGCCATAATCACCACCAGCATAGCGACACGGTGTGCGATCAGTGTCGAAGTCGCAAAAGACCTGGAATCGGCGCTCAGCACGCTATCCGAGGATGCCGACCCAACTACACGCATCACTCAGATGGCCCTCGAAAAGACTGCTCAAGGATTGAGGCGGATGAAGCCCCGGGAGGATGCAATAAAAACTCCCTAACGAGCTGCGGCCAAGGGTCATCCACGAAACGTCCGGGCACTTCTGTACAATCTCTCAGTATCTCAGCTGCCCGACTCTCAACAACTGATCCCGATAAATCTTTCTGCCACTCAATCAACATGACACCCCAGGGGTCATCCTGCACATCCACCCCGGCCGTCACAAACCGTGACGGCTGGGGCTGGAGGTGGCGTTTAGAGAATATGGAATCGGCCTTTCGCACCGGCACCAACCGGCGGCGCAGTTTCGTATGTACAGACATACCTCTCCCCTTTTGCAGATGGAATGGATTCACGCTGCCGCCTCCTCGTCACCACCGACGCCGGCTCTCGACGCCAGGTAATCATGAAGGCGTTGCACGCGACGGACACCGGGATCATGGATCTTCCCGGCCATTAGCTTGTGATACCACTCAGTTGAAACACGAATATCTCGACAGATCTGTCTGATTGACCCATCGGACGCGCGCGCCAATTCCAGCGTCTTATCTAATAAGCTCTTTTGCATGGAGGTGACTATGTACCATAGTACGCAGTCCAGTCAAGTACCATTGTACTCACGATGTAACAAGGTACTTAAGCAAGGCCGTATCATTGGCCATATGAAAAACAACAACTCTTCCCACATCATTGTCGCCAATGTCAGGGCATTCATGAGGTCGCTAGGGTGGAGTAACCGCGAGCTATCAAGGCGAAGCGGTGTGTCAGACAAGATGGTATGGAAAATCGTTAATGGAGAGTCGATTCCGACAACTAACACCATAGACAAAATTGCAAACGCCTTTGGTGTAGAGAGTTGGCAGTTGATGATGCCCGACCTTAATCCAGAGATAATGAGCACGGGCCACTTTTCAAAGCTCTATCACGCCTACATTGAAACAGACGACGCCGGTCGCCAAGTGATGGAGTCGCAGGCAGATTACGTATCGAAGAAAAAAACAGAACCAGC